AAGCAGAAGAACAAAAGGATCTTATAGGAATTAATGAAAATAAAATAGCAGCTAAAGAACAGGAATTAATAGGACTAGAAGATAAAGAAATAGCAGAAAAAGAAGTAGTTGCGAATAATGCAACAAGTGAAATAGAAAAGGAAGAACTTAGAATAGGTAAGGCATCTAAATACCTAGAGGAACATGAGGAAATAGATGTTGAACAATTACAAGAAGAAGCTAACAAGGTACAAGAAATGGTTTCTTATCTTCGTGAATGGAATAGGATATCTGAAATTAGAGATAACCAACTAGCACCTAAAGAACAGTATTCTGCATTACTTACAGAAAGAATTAATAAGGCTAGAAATCTACCAGGAGAACTTCTTAAAACTGCTAAGATGCCAATAGAAGGAATAAGTGTTGATGAAAATGGCTTAGTAAGAATTAATGGAACTTTAATAGATGGTTTATCAGATGGCGAAAAGCTTTCTCTTGCAATGAGAGTAGCTAAAGCACAGTGTGGTGAATTAAAAGTTATTTGTTTAGATCGTTTCGAGTGTTTAGATAAAGAATCTCAAGACAGATTATTAAAAGAAATGTCCGAGGATGAATACCAATATTTCGTTACAGAAGTTGCAAAGACCGAAAGTGGAGAAGTTGAGTTAGAAAAAATAGGGGAGGTAAGCTAGAGAAAAGAATGAAGATGGGAGAGTGAGAACATGAAATTCAAGGTCGGGGATAAGATTAGGGTGATAGATAATCACTACGGATGTACACGCAAAAATATGGAGTTTATAGGTGAAGTTATAGAGGTACTTGATAATGGTAAATGGATAAGGGTCAAAACGCTTTCGAGTAGAGATAAAGAAGAAATTGGAATGAAGTACGGTGTACAGCCTAGTCACTTTGAATTGGTTGAAGAACCTACAGAATTTACATTCCAAGAGATTGTTGCAAGAAATATTCCAGGTATATACGTGAATTGCGGTGATGCTAGTGCAAGGGTTAAGAGTATTTTAATCCGTAAAGATGGTAGCTTTGGTATTAATGCGAACTTTCGTGGAATTATTGAGCTTGGAATTATTGGTATTAACCACAACTTAAAATTCAAACTTAAAGAACCTAAAAAGAGATTAACCATTTACAAAGTAGAACACAAGAAAGATGGTAAGAAATATGATTTTATCAGCTCTCAAAGGTTAGAAAAAGAAATGTTTGTAGTTTGTGATACGAGTCAAGGTAAATCTTATGGAAGAATCGTAGATGTAGAGAGCAGAGAACTAACTGAGGAAGAATGTAAGCAATATAAAGAATGTTGGAGGGCGTAGAAATATGAGTCTAAATATAACCGGTGAAGGTAAAGTTAAATTCATAGAAAATAAAGATTTGTTTACATCTGCAGAAGTTGTTTTTGATACTAGAGAAGATAGTGAAGATAGGACCAAGTGGCTCTCTCAAAGAACTAATTCTATAGGTGGTTCAGAAATAGGAGCTATAGCCGGATTTAGTAAGTATGCATCACCATTAACAGTATTCAATGACAAATTAGGATTAGTAGAAAAGTTCAAGGGCAATGTCCATACTCAATTTGGAAATAGAATGGAACCACTTATAAGAGAATGGGTTCAGGAAGATTTTAAGAAAGAAACAGAAATTGAGCTAATAACTTATGAATATCCATACATGATGGTGGATAAAGAAATACCTTACTTCTCAGCTAATATTGATGGTATTGGAGTCTTATCTAAAGAGTGGAGACATAGAGAGAATAGAGATACTGGAGAGTATTGGAGCATTGAAGCAAATGAGTTATTTGGATTAGAAATTAAAACAGGTTCAGAGTTTCTTAAAAAGATGTGGGCGGGAGAAGAAGTTCCGGATAGCTATTATCTTCAATGCCAGTGGTACATGGGAGTTACAGGACTAAAAAACTTCTTAATCATCTATATGCTAGGAAAAGAAATTAAATGGAAGGTAGTACCTAGAAATGATGATGATATAACTGCATTAAGAAATATAGGTAAAAGTTTTTGGGAGAATAATATAATACCTAAGATACCACCTTCACCTATAGGAATCCATACAGAAACAGAGCAGATTACAGAACAACAGGACCTAAGGGATGAAGATATTAGTTTGCAGAGAGGACTTCTATCTAAATACAAAGATTTAGGAGAAGAAATTAAAGAACTAGAACAAGAACGTGAAAAAGCAAAACAAGAGATATTCTTAGCTATGGGAAATGCAAAGAAAGGTTATGACGGAAGTTATAAGATTTCAAGATTTTCAGTTAAGAAAGATAAGACAGACCTTAAACTTTTAAAAGAAAGATATCCAGTTACTTATGAATCAATAGTAAATGGGGTAACTGAATATATAAATCTTAGGATAACAGAAATTAAGTAGGAGGGAAAGCAATGGCAAATGCAAATGGTGGCTTAATGGCTAATCAAAACAAAAGTCAAAATGTACAAATCACACCACAAAAAAGAATGAGCAATGCACTAGAAAAAATGTTGCCTGAAATTAAAAAAGCAGTAGGAAAGGCAATGACACCTGAGAGATTTTCAAGAATAGCATTAAGTCTTTTTAATGGCAACCCAGTATTTTGGGAAGCTGATACAACAACATTTTTAAGTGCATTAATGCAAAGTGCTCAATGTGGATTAGAACCCAATACAGTACTTGGTGAAGCTTATGTAATACCTTACAGAAATAATAAACAAGGTATAGTTGAAGTTAACTTCCAGGTAGGATACAAAGGCATACTTAAGATGGCATTTAATACTGGAGAGTATGAAGCAATATATGCGCATGAGGTAAGAGAAGGTGATGAATTTAGTTATGAATATGGACTTCATAAGAACTTAGTTCATAAACCTGCAGATGTACCAAGCGAAAAAGTAACTCATTATTATGCAGTATACAAATTGAAAAATGGTGGATTTGACTTTGTTGTATGGTCCAAAGAAAGAGTAGAACAACATGCAAAAGATTTTTCTAAGAACTATATGTACAAAGGTCAAATTAATCAAAACTCAGTTTGGGCAAAAAACTTTGATTCTATGGCAAAGAAAACAATATTAATAGATGTTCTTAAGTTTGCACCTAAGAGCGTTGAAATGGCAAAGGCTCTAGATTTAGATTATAAATCAGAAGCTAAAGAGGAAAAGTTAAATAATTTTAGCTATGTAGATGTAGATCCTATTCAAACAACAACTGAATATGAAAATGCAGATATCGTAAATGAAAATGTTGTTCAAGAAGATATATTTGAAGGTACACCATTTGGAGAAAGTTAGGTGATTATATGAGTAGAAAAATATGGCTTATGTATATTGAAAAAGATAAATTATCTTCTGTAAAAGCTAAAAGTTTTAATGGCATGGAAGAGGTCGAAAGCTATATGAGGGAACATAAAGAAAAATTAAACTACTTAGATATAGCTAAAAGTATTCAAAATGTTTGCTAATAAAAAAGATAGTAGCCTTAACCACCACGAAAAGACTACTACCAGGAACTTAAGAAAATTTTCACAGATAGGTATCTCGGCAAAGATGCCTATCTACACAAATTATAACACAGCTGCATATACGTGTATATTTTAATAATTATCTCAGGAATAGTATATGCCAGTTTTAACGAAAAGTTGCTAACTAAGGAGGTAAATTTAATGCCTTTCAGACTAGTTTATACAGAATTTTGGGAGGACCCAAAAGTAATGGAAGAAATGACACCTGAAGATAAGTATTTTTACTTATACTTACTAACTAATCCTAACACTAATATGATAGGTGTTTATAGAATAACTAAAAAGCAAATGGCTTTTGATTTAGGATACAGTAGTGAGTCTATCAACTCTATACTAGATAGGTTTATAAATTTTCACAAACTTATTATCTACAATGACAAGACTAGAGAAATATGTATTAAAAATTATGGCAAGTACAATTTGAATAGAGGTGGCAAGCCTATGCTTGACTGTATTTTAAAAGACTTGTCCAAAGTATCAGATATTAGCCTTGTACAAGAGATAGTTAAGAATATGAAACATGAAGGAAATAGGACTTTCATAGAAAATTACTTGTCCCCAATAGCAGACGATACGTCTAACGATACGTGCAACGATACGTCGACGAAAGGCGGACAAAACCATAAACCAAAATCCATAAACCAAAATCCAAAATCCATAAACCAAAATCCAAAGAATAATACTAGTAGTCTTTTAAGCGAAAAAATTAAAAGTAATACTGATGTATTTAAATTCTTAGAAAAATGTAATATCACAATGTCCCCTATAACTATGGAGAAAGTAGCAGCTGATATAGAAATTTATTCAGCAGTAGAAGTTGCTAAAGCTGCGGAGATAGCAGATAGCAATGGGAAACGTAGCTATGCATATTTAAAAGGGATATTAGAAAAAAGAAGAGCAGAAGGAACTGATACAAAATCTATGGAGGAAAAGAGTCATGGAGCAAATAATGACAATCGTGGCGAAGAACTTCGAAATCAAGGAATCGGATTGTAATAAAGAACTAAAAACTTGTCAAAAGTGTGGAGAAGCAGTAGAAAAAGTAATAACAGTTCTAAATAAACCATGGAAAGTTCCAGTGGCGTGTTCATGCAGAAAAGCCAGGCTGGAAGAAGAAAGAATTAAATTTGAAAATGAAGATAAGCAGAGAAGATTAGATATTATTTTCAAAAATTCTTTAATAGATAAAAAATTTAAAGATGTTACATTTGAAAATTGGGATCATACCCAAGCAAATGAAAAGATATATGAAATTTGTTCAAAATATTCTTATAAATTCTCAGAGTTAAAAGAAAATAATGTTGGATTAATAATCTATGGAATGCCTGGTAATGGTAAAACTTATGCTTCAGCTTGCATTGCAAATAGTTTATTGCAAAAAGGAATTCCAGTTATATGTGTTGGAATAAATGCTTTACTAGACAGGATTAAGGAAACATACAACAAATGGGGTAGTGAAGGAGAACAAACAGTTCTAAGAAGTTTAGCTAATGCAGAACTATTAATACTAGATGACTTAGGAACGGAGCAAGATACACCATGGAGCAGAACTCAGATATACAACATTATAGATTCTCGCTATAGGAATGAGTTACCAACGATAATAACGATAAATCTTAGCTTAAATGATATAGAAAAAAGATATGGCAAGAGAACTTATGACAGAATATTAGAAATGTGTACACCAGTTGAAAATACATGGAAGAGCATAAGACAAGAAAAAGGCAAAGAAAAAACAAAAATTCTAAAAGAAATATTAGATTAAAAATAGGGGGATGGAATTGTGGAAAATATAAATTTAGAAAATGAACTAAAGAAGAATGGAGTTAATCCAAGGACTATAGATATTATGGTTTCTTTAGTAAAAGAGCCTGATGATATGCAAATTGCTTCA